GACCTGTCAAAATGTAAGCGCTGTAGCAACAAGTTTTAATGGTGAAAGCCATTTGATTGGCAATGTAGCAGATTTTGACAACATTAAACTTAATACAAGTACTCACTGGAGCAAGCGAGAAGAGTGTCCTAACTGCCCAGTGTTGCAAATCTGTCATGGTTCATGTATGTTCTTGCATGGTGATATGTGGAAACTAGCTTGTGCTAATTCATATAGCGATAATATCCCTTACTTTATGGCAGCATGGGAGATAATGACAGGAACTATTCCAGTATATATTGATGGTCCACAAGCTGATGATAGAAAAGATATCATTGGAGCTGTTAACGGTGTACCTGAACCTAAGAAAATTATTCCTATACAGGCGATTTAAATGGTTAATTCTAGAAGCTTATCTGATTTAAACCCTAAAGTTGCAGCCCTTTGCAGTGAGTTTATTAACCGCTGTAAAGTGCAAGGCATTGATATTATTATTACTTCCACCTATCGTGATACAGAATCTCAAAATGCTTTATACGCACAAGGCCGTACTGCACCAGGCAAGAAGGTTACTAACGCTAAGGCAGGTCAGTCATTCCATAATTGGAAAGTAGCTTTTGATTTTGTGCCTGTTGTTAATGGTAAGCCTGTATGGGATAACGATGAACTTATTACTAAGTGTGGTGAGATTGGAGAAAGTATAGGACTTGAATGGGCTGGACGTTGGAAAACATTCAAAGAAAAGCTGCACTTACAGTATACTAACGGCTTAACATTAGCGGATTTTCAAGCAGGTAAAACTCTATGACTATACCTAAATTCTTGCATGATATCTTGACGGAGCCGAACAATGAGACTTATTGCATTATTAAAACGCTTGCTGCAGTCGGAACATTTGCGTTCATCGTTCTTGGTATTACTCATATCGTACTCAATCATACTTTTGATTTTATGGGTTTCGGAACGGGCTTAGGTGCTATTATGGGTTCTGCAGGCGTAGGCGCTGGATTTAAAAAGGATACACCAATTGCCGATAGTAATTGAATTTATTAAGACGTATTGGAAACCGTTTGCAATTGCTGGGATTGCTGCGTTCTTATTTTTGTTCGGCTATTACAAAGGCTATGAACATGAGAAGTCTGCGTTGGTAGCAATAGAGGAAAGATATAAAGCTGCACAAGCTGTTGCAGAAGCGCATAATGCAGAAGTAGTTAAACAACAACAAATTGTGACAGATAAGGTAACCAAGGAGTACACAAATGCGATTGATAAGCTTAATCAGTTTTACCATGATCATCCTATTAAGTGGGTGCAGCCCAACAATAGCGCCAGTTGTAAAGTGTCCAGCGTATCCAACACCACCAGCCAATCTAATGGAACAACCAAAAGCGATCAATCTAGTGCCGAAGGAGTTACGCCCGTAGATTGTGCTGATACAACCATGCAGTTACTCTTGCTACAAAAGTGGGTTCGTGAACAGGAAAGTATTCAATAATGGCATTACAAAAACTTGTATATCGTGCTGGTCTTAACCGTGAAGGTACCAACTATTCTAATGAAGGTGGCTGGTATGATGCGGATAAGGTACGCTTTCGTTCTGGACAACCAGAAAAGATTGGTGGCTGGATACAAGTATCTTCTGCTCAATATCTTGGTCATGCACGTTCTTTGTGGACATGGGTTGATGCCGATGGTGTAACTGCTTATATTGCATTAGGCACTAATATTAAATACTACATTTACTATGCTGGTACATATAATGACATTACGCCAATCTATCGTAAGGATGGGACAGCATTATCTCCACCAAATACATTAGGGGCTAACCCAATTGCAACACAGTCTGGCTCTAGAGTTATTACATTAACAGATCCAAACTATACGCCTAATGTTGGTGATTATATTGTTATTACATCTACTGCTAACGTAGGTGGATTGAGTATCAATGGTGAGTATATTATTACTACTGTTCCAACATCTACTACGTTTACTGTGAATGCCACTAACCCAGCATCTTCTACAGCAACTGGCGGTGGTACCGTTACATTCCAATTTGAATATCCTACTGGCTTAGATGTTGCAACAACAGGTCTAGGCTGGGGTGCTGGTCCTTGGTCATATACTGTCCCAGTTAGTCTTGGTGTTAATCCATTAGCAACCACTAATGGTAGTTCAGTAATTACTGTTACGCAAACGGCACATGGTTTAACAACAGGCAACTGGGTATATATTTCAGGTTCTTCTGACATTGGTGGTATTCCAGCATCAGATATCAATACCAACTTTACAGTGACTGTAACAGGAACTAATACGTATACAGTAACTACACAGGGTACTGCAACCTCTACGGTAACAGCTGGTGGCGGATCTAATATCATTATTTATCCACAAAACGGTACTCGTGGATGGGGTGCTGCTTCATCTGTAGGCTTAACACAACAATTACGTTTATGGACACAAGATAACTATGGTGCCGACTTGGTGATTGCACCACGTGGCGGTCCTATTTATTATTGGCAAGATGCTAATACGGTCAGTACAAGAGCTGTATCGTTGGCATCACTTGCTACACCAGCAGGTAACAATCCTACATTTGTACCAACACAAACATTCCAAGTATTAACCTCATCCATTCAACAATTTATTATTGCAATGGGATCTAATTCTTACAATGGTGGTACATACTCCGCCACATTTAATCCTATGTTGGTACGTTGGTCTGATCAAGCAAATCCAACACAATGGGTTCCTGCGGTGACAAATCAGTCAGGTGAGTTTGCTTTGACTAATGGCTCATACATTATGACCTCAATGGCTACTAGACAAGAAAACTTGATATGGACAGATTCTTGTTTATATTCAATGCAATACATTGGATATCCGTATGTATTCAGCTTCCAAGTATTGATGGATAATATCTCTATACTTTCACCAAACTCTGCAGTAACAGTTGCTAACGTTACTTATTGGATTGGTAAGGGTAAGTTCTATACGTATTCTGGTACTGTACAAACATTGCCATGTGCTTTACGCCAATACATCTTTGATGACATTAACTTAAGCCAAGCATTCCAAATATTTGCAGGAGCTAATGAAGCATTTAATGAAGTTTGGTGGTTCTATGTCAGCAATGAAAGTGTTAATAATACTATTGATAAGTATGTGATTTATAATTACTTAGATAAAGTATGGTCATATGGAACAATGGCTAGAACAGCATGGTTACAATATGGTATTAACCCAAGCCCTGTAGCAGCAGATTACAACAATCGTTTACTTTATCATGAGGTAGGGACAGATGATGTATCAACAGCTTCACCGCAACCTATTGTGTCATATATACAATCTTCAGACTTTGGTATTGAAGCTGGGGACCACTTGGGATTCGTATGGCGTATGTTGCCTGACATCAATTTCAACGGCTCTACAGTAAATGCACCATCAATCACCATGACATTGTATGGACGTCAGAACTCAGGTTCTCCATATGTGCCATCAGATATTGATACGGTAACAAGTGCAAACAACTATCAGACAACTTCTGAGTATACGATTGAACAATATACAGGTCAGGTATATACAAGGCTTCGTGGACGCCAAATGGCTTTTCAGATTAAATCTACAGATCTTGGCGTAGCATGGCAATTAGGTACACCACGTATTGATCTGAAACCAGCAGGCAGACGATGAGTTCAATTAATTACACCGTCAAGCCAACTATTGCGCCTAACTTACCAACAGCGCAAACAGAGTATTCTATTGAGTATGAAATACAACTTACCAATGCTTTACGTTTGTATTTTAATCAGATAGATAATTTTACACAGAATGTAGCTAAGCCATCTTTTGGCACTACAGCACAAAGACCAACCTTTAATTTACCGATAGGTGCTATTTACTTTGATACCACGCTTGGAATACCAATTTGGTATAATGGTACACATTGGGTAAATTCTAGTGGCACTATTGTGTAAAACCCTTTAAAATGTAACACATTGACAAATTGGTGCAATTATGAGCCTACAACTAGCAGCAAAACATTTAGAAGCCCACGGACGTGGGGATGACTCACACTTAGTCCATATGACTACTGGTGAGTTGGGTGCACTTCAAAAACTGGCTAATGCTCATGGCGGCTCTTTAACAGTTAACCCACATACTGGCTTACCTGAAGCTGGCTTCTTAAGCTCATTACTTCCTACTGTTGCTGGTGTGGCGTTAGGTGCTATTACTGGTGATCCTTTATTAGCAGCCGGAATTGTTGGTGCTGGTGATTATGCGCTTACCGGAAGTCTTGGCCAAGGCTTAATGGCCGGCTTAGGTGCTTGGGGAGGGTCATCATTTGGCGGTGACTTAGCAAGTTTTAGTGCAGCTCCAGCAGCTACAGCTGTTGATCCAAGTATTGCTTCAGCAGGCCTTCCTGCTGGAATGGATACTAGCGCAATGACACAAGATCAATTGGATAATTTAAAGGCCCTTTATAATACACCAGGCACTCAAACTGCTGCAGCTACAAATGCTGCTACAACCACAGCTGCTAATGTTAGTCCTTATGTAAAAGGCACTGAAGGTGGATATACATGGGATCAATTATCAAGCGGTGCTAAAGATGCATTTAACAATCCATCACAATTCTTAGCTCAACCTGGCGCAAAGATGGCAACATTAAGTGCTTTTGGCGGCCCACTAATGGCAGGCTTATCTGCAGTAAACCAACCGGCTCCAACAGCAACACAGTCTGACAATTCAAATCCAATGGGATTAAAAGTTAATCCACAATGGACCGGCCCTACTGTTCCTGCACAGCCAAATCCTTACTATAAAGAACAATACGCTAACTATGCAAAAACTCCATATAACCCACTTACAGCAGCTGGTGGTGGTTTAATGGATGTTAATCGTTATGCTGATCAAGGCATGACTACAGATGATGTTGAATCAGATTCAACAACAAATAGCAAATACAATGCAATTCAAGATATTCAAAAGGGTGCTGCAATGATGAGCACTCCAAAGCCTGAAATGCCATCAGCACATATGGCTTATCATTCTGCAGCTCATGACCCAGGCATTGTTGCATACTCAGAAGAAAAGTATAAAGCAGCTGATCCTTATGCACGTGCAGTAGGATTGATGAATGATATAAGATCAGGCGCATTTATGCCAGGAAAGAGCGCCATGACATCTGCTGGCGGATTAGGCGTAATTCCAACTGATCCGGCTGTAGTAGCTCAACAACAGATTGCAGAACAAGCACAAGTTCCTGTTACCTCTAAAGAGGGTGGATTACAGTTTGCTCATGGTGGTGATATTCATTACAGCATGGGCGGCATTGGTTCATTAGGTGGATATTCAGATGGCGGTAGCTTGCTTAAAGGACCGGGCGATGGCGTAAGTGATTCAATCCCTGCATCTATCGGACACAAACAGCCGGCTAGATTGGCTGAAGGTGAGTTCGTTATTCCTGCACGTATTGTTTCAGAACTTGGC